ACTGTTCCTTCATGCCTTCCACCATCATGCCTTTGTCTATTCACAGAAATAACAGAACCATTTTTATAAATTGAACTTTTTGCCATTATTGTGTCTGAACTTTCAGTAAAAGATGTAGCCATAAAAGTAATCATATATTTTCCAGCTTTTCCTGATGGTACAGTAAATTTATAATTTCCAGCAGTATTTGTGTAAGCACTATCTGTATCCACATCAACAGTATTAAAAGCAACTAATGTGTCAGTTGCATCTGTAGTGTTTTGATTTGTAGACATTGATAAAGAAACCATTGGAGTATTAGTAATACCAGCGCCTGCTAAAGTAGTTGCACCAATACCACCGTTTGCAATAGGTAAAGTACCTGTAACTTTAGATGTTAAATCAATTGAACCTGCCAACATAGCATTTGTAACTGTGCTAGCACCAGGTGTAACTGTTTGAGTTGCCTTACCTTGATAGATACAATAAAAACTATCACCTGTTGTAGGTGCCTCTGACATGGTCAAAGTTGTTCCAGAGGCCGTATAGGCCTTACCTGAACCAGGCTCTTGACGAACATTGTTTACAAATACCTCTAACTCATTTTCATTTGCCACAGGTTGAGATAAAGTAAACGCAACCGCTGAACTATCAGCAGTAAATGTCTGCTTAGCGTGAGTTATGTATTGTAACGCTGGTATATTACCAATATATGCCATTTATTTTTTCCTATGTTGATATTGCATCCACAACAGATACATAAACATCTGCTGAACTTGCCGTATCTGAAACTACTTTTAAAGCGTCGCCAGATTCTACAACAAATTTAGCGCCACCGTCAACCACTTGTAAAGCACCGCCAGCCGTAATCGGAGCGCTCTTTATCAAGTGAATGTCGTTTGAACCATCATTTATATAAACATCAACAGATATTGCTGAACCTGTTACATTTGATACAGAAATTCCTACAACTGTGTCATAAGAATTAGCAGTAAATATTGTAGCAGCTGATGTTCCAACGGCGTTGCTTGTGTATCTTCTAAAGTTTTGTGCCATTTTATTTTTCCTTTACCATATTTATTATAGTGCCACAGCCATAGCAATTGCAAAACCACCTGTTACTCCTGCTGCTGCTGTGTCGTCTTTTAAAATTATTGAACCTGCCATACTAGAGTGATATTGACAAACATAATAAATTGTAGTATCTGAACCAGATGGTACATCTATGTACAAAGTACCTGTTTCTTTTAGTAAAGCACTTGAACCTGTTGTTACTGTACCGTCAGCTGCATGGTGTGTTAAACCTGTTGAATATGCATTACCTGAACTGTAAGCACCCGAAACTGTTTGTAAAAAGAATGGATGACCTGTAACTGCTAAATTTAAAGCATATGTTCTACCACCTTCAAGATATAGTGTAGGGTTAGCGCCAGAATAATGACTATTAAAAAGATAATTACCTGAACCGTTATGAGTAACATCAATCTCAACAGCTGCATTGATTTTTTGTGGTTTAGGGTCAAATCTACCTGTTGAACTTCTAAAAACTAAAATTTCTTCATCTGCAATACCTGAAATTGAACCAACATTTGATAAATCTGATATTGTGTTGTTTTCAGAAATTAGTTTTACCCAACCAGCTGCGTCAGCAACATAAGCATTATTACCACCATAATCATATGCAAACATACCCTCATAAGTTGAAGAACTAGGTAATGAACCTGTATTTGCAAAATTAAATTTTAATTTATGACCTGAAGATGTATTATCAAAAACTCCAGTTACATTAGCTGCTGGAATATTTGTAAGAGTGTTACTTGAACCACTAATTGTTTTATTTGTTAGTGTATCTGTAGTGTCTTTTAATACTATAGTACCTGTAGCATTTGGTATACTAACTGTTCTATCTGCTGTAGGGTCAATTACCGTTAAAGTTGTTTCGTGGTCATCTGAAGTAGTACCTTCAAATGTAAATGAGTTAGTAACTTCAATTGTTGTAGAGTTTACGGTTGTTTGAGTACCATTAACGGTCAAGTTACCTGCAATAGTAACATTGTCAGGCATACCAATTGTTACGGTGCCTGCACTTTCACCTACCTCTATTTCATTTGTTGTACCTGCAAAAGTTAAAGTACCACCTAATGCAACAGGTGAAGTATTTGAACCGTCTGAAACTGTTATAGTAGAATTTGATAAAGAACCATTGGCAATATTTGTAAGTGTGTTATCAGGACCATTAATTGTTTTATTTGTAAATGTTTGAGTACCTGAAGCAGTTGAAACTGTTGCGTCAACAGCTAATGTAACATTTGTACCAGATACGGTTGAAGAAATACCTGAACCACCTAAAATTCCTAATGTCTCACCCTTTGCATTGATTGTCGCAACCGTAGAGGAATCGTCTTTTACTTTTATATTTGCTGATAGTGAACTACCATCTCCAATAGCCGTGTAGATTTCATCAAAGTTTAGATTGATTTTATTAGCACCTGCACGGAGATTATCACCTGTTCCGTCATTTGCTGTTGAACCTCTATTAATTGCTAGTTTTGCCATTTTTTTAAATCCTTAATACTATTTATAAACTTTCCTAAGCGATACTATCGTCAAAAGTTAAAAGACCACTATCAAATTTAGTTAATGTGTTACTGAATAAATCAGCACTTACAGCAAACTGACTTGGAAATGCATAATTTAACTTGATTTGTTTTGCCTGGTCTATACTAAACATGAATAACGGTAATGCCTGACCATCTAAACTTGTTTTTGTACCTCTAACTCTTAATTCATTTAGTCTTTCAAAAGTCGTTGCATATGAATTAGATGATGAAGTACCATAAACTGTATTACCAAATCTATTTAAACTGGCCATTCTAGGACCAGCATATGCATATCCACTTCTTACATCATGCGTTGTACCACCACTATCTATAAAATTATTTCTTCTTCTACTTAAATAATCTAATTCAATGTCTTCTCTTGTCAATGTAACATCTCTAGTATTTGTTGTAAAAGGGTCTACATAAGCATTACTTACATCTATTGAACCTTTTGTTTTTGCATTTGGTCTTAATGATGTACCATCACTTGTTGTTCCTAATCTTCTACCAAATACAGTCAAGAATAAAGTATTTGCTATTGTAGCAAATGGTGTTTCTGTTCCACCTGATGTTGCTAAGTTTACAGGACCTGCAGCTGTAACTGTAACTCTTGATTCAATATCTACTTGACCTGTAAAATAAAAACCGGCTGTATGCATTGTCTTTTTAAATGCGTCTCGCCAATCTGCAATAGAACGGCCTACTTTTAAAACATATGAATAATCTTGATAGTACAAACTATCCTGCACCCTCATTGTTGTTTCAGATAATTTACCTCTTTCACTAATAAATTTACCGTCTGTATCAGTTATAGATACAACATCAACTGTTGCCGTTGCAACATCCTTTTTTTTAAGAGTAGAAGTACCTGAAGTAGATGATGTTAATGTATCATCAACAGCAAATGTACCTGTTACATTTTTTATTTTTAATAAACCTGTATTTGAATTTAAACTAACAATAGTACCTGAACCACCAGATGAACTAGTTACTGTATCATCTGTTACAAATGTTCCTGATATACTTGTTACTATAACATTGTTAAAAAATCCTAAAGTAGGTGGTGTAGGAGAGTTTTCGTGACCTCTACCTAACTCTACCGTTTTTACTTTAACAATTTTACCTATGTTATCTCCATATGCTTTAACAATTGCATTAGAACCTGTAGATGATGTAACTGATACGGTAGGTAAAGATGTATATTGTAAACCACCATTTGTTAAAAAGAAATCTGTAATTTGTCCTAAATCGGTAGCTTCTTCTTGAACTAAAACATCACCCTCATATTGACCACCTATTTTTGTTTCATCTTCTAATACAAGTCTATCACCTGTTGTCATTCCTGTTGTATTATCTTCGCCTGCAAATCCACCATTTACTATTTTTACAAAACCGGCTGCATTATTTCCACCCGTACCTGTGTTTGTAAATGTTAAACTATCACCTACTTGATAACCTGTTCCTGCGTTGTCAATAACTATTTCTGTAATTTTACCAGGACCAATTTCTTGAACTTGAAATAATGCACCTGTACCACCACCTGTAATTGATATTGTATCTGCTGTAGAGTTTAGAGAACCGTCATTTGTAATATTTTTATTTCCAGGAATACCTGTAACATTTGCCTTAACAAAGTAATCATCTGTATCTGAACTAGTACCTCTAACTTCTTCACTTACAGTAAATGTACCGTTAATAGAATCTTGATTTAATATTAATTCACTAACTGATTGGTCACCTATTTGTAAAGTAGATATATTTTCAATTATAGCTGTCGCATTTGAGGTTTGTCCTGTAATTGTTCTACCAACTAGAGATAATGGGTTACCACTTGTAGCGATAACTCTTAAAACTTTTAATGAGTCAAATTGACCATCAGAAGCTTTTAACATTTGTTCTCTAGGATAAATTGTTTCTGAATTTTCACCAAACAATATTCTAAAAAATATTTCGTGACCTCGTACAGAACCTTTTGACCTGTACATTGATTTAATATTTTTAATTAATTTTCTTTTATCTACACTAGTAGCTAAGTTTTCTGGAAGAGTTGTTAAAAACTCATCTCTCATATTTGTTAAGAAATGATTTACAACATTATCAGGATCCCTAAAGTTTATTAGGTCAACAATGTTATTTACAGGATTAGGTTTATAATTAGTAATATTTGCTTGAGCACCCGAAGAAGAACCAACTATTACCTCATTATCTATAAATTTATTTTGTGCTGAAATTATTAATCTATTATTAGTAATGTCTTCAACTAATATAACTGCTGTTGCTTTTGATGTTTGACCTGTTACGGTTTCACCTCTAGTAAATTTACCGTATGTAGATTCTTCTATAAGTATTTTATCACCAGCGTCTAGTAATGTTCTAGCTGTGCCCTTACTACTAGAGTTTAAAATTAAATTATTTGTTTGACCTGTTTCTGATTCTAAAGTTATACCATCCGTACCCTCAATGGTATCTACTGATAATTCTGCTGATTCTAATAATTGATAATAAACTTTAAGAAATTCGGCAAACTTGGGGTGGTCAGCAACTACAAATTCTGGTAGTTGGCTGTTAAGTATTGTTGAAATTTTTTCATTAAATTTTGCCATTGCTCATTAATAACTAGATGTTGTTGTATAACCTACACCAGCGTCTGAAGAACCTCCTACAAATCCATCTGCCGTTACAGTAATATTTGAATTAGCAATATCAATTTCTACAATTTGGTCTCTTACTGGTACTACATCATTAGAGTTAGGTGTTACAGTTAATTCAATCACAGTAGAAGTAGAACCTCTTATATTTGATATTGAAGCCACATTAAAAGAGTTTAGTGTAATTTGACCATTTGAATAATCTATTGTGCCTTGTGTTTCGTTTGCATATGTTCTAATACCTGAAGATAGGTAATATCTTCTTATATTACCTGCACCATCATCATCTAAAAATTGTTCTAAATCACTGCCTGTTACTTTAAAACCTGTGGAATTTAAAATACCACCAGCAGCTGAATTATGTCCTGAATGAGGATTGAATAATGCATTTCTAAAATAAATATCATACTTTGAAGATGACGCTAAAGTTGGAGTAAAATTTTTTCTTATTTTAATAGTTGTAATGTTTGACAATATACTTGTATCAACATCATCTATAAGACCTGTTACTTTAGAGTGTCTGTAAATACTATCAAACTTTTGTAAAGTGTTTGTATTGTAATTTGTAATCGCTGTTGTAACTTCCGATTTAATTGTGTCACTAGATTTTGTTGTTGATTTAGAATCGTATTTTACTGTAGATGTTAACAAAACAGAGGTTGTTTCCGGGTCAACAATTTGTGGTGATACAGAGGCAACATTGTAAGGTTTTAATGAATCAATAATTGATTGTTTAGTTGTTTCTGTAAGTGTAGAACCTGAAGCTGCTTTAATACCTATTTTAACAATACCATATCTTGGTGTTTCATCATCTTCACCACCCCAAGCACTTACTGATAATGCATTAGGATAAATTGATTGTACAAGTGTTTCATAATCAGTTGTTGTAACTGCTCTGTCTTGAGCTGCATATTGTAAAGGTGCATTGTGTTTAATTGATTCATTTGTTTCTGATTCAGAACCACCTTGTGAATTTGAAACAGTTGTTATTGTTACATTAGAAAATCCACCAATATTACCTGATAAACTAAAAGAACTTGCACTATTTGATACCGTTTTATTTGTAACAATATATTCTAATATTACTATATTGCCATCAGCAACAGCTTTACCATTTACACCGTCACCAAAATAAACTTCAAATTTTTCATCTTGACTTTCTTGAATAAAATAAACTTTTGAATTTGCGTCAACATTATTATAACCACCTGCTAATGCATATGTATTTGTTGTAGTATCACTTGAACTATTTTGAACTTTAACTAATAAAGTTGAAGTGTCTGCGTTTGCACTTGGTATTGTAAACTTTTGGTCAACATCTGTACTATCAACTGTATATTTAAAAGTTACAAGTGAGCCCTCGTAAATAGGTAAACTAGAAAATTTATAAACACCATTTGACGGTGTGATTGTAACATCTGAATTTGTAACATATTGATAAGATGTGTTGTCAACAGTTGTTGTAAAAACTGTTCCTTTTGACATTGTTAAACTTGAACCTGTTGCACTATTAACTTGTACATCAATAGAAGCCATTGGTGCTCTAGGTGATGATGGTGTATAACCTATCATCTTTGCTAATGATACAATATTATTTCTTATGTCAGCACTATCAAGATATAACTCATTAGTTGACATGTTTGCTAAGTAAGCAAGATAATGTGTATTGTAAGATAAAATATCTAAAAGAATATTTAATGAACTACCTTCAAAGTCATAATCTTGAAAAGATGTTTGACCTTGTAAAAATGATTTTAGATTAACTTTGATTGCGTCAAAATCGTAATCTGAAACTATCAACTTGTTTGACATTTGTTATCTTACCCTCTGTAAAAATGTTTGCACTTGTTGTGGACCTGATACACCTACTAC